CATATATCGCAAATACTTGGGGTACATTAAAATTATAAGCATTAATCTAAGTAGTATTTATATATGTGACTAAGTCGAGGTCACTTATAACCATTTAGCTTATTGGAGTTAATCCCTATGTGGATTGATAATGATTTTCCTAAGCTTCTTGGTGCCGAACTTTATCGCCCCCACCCGGCCTACATCATTGAGATGACAGTCGAGCCAGTGGTGGTGCATGATTTCTCCAAGCAGCCCGGTCAAACGGTGCAACTGGATAGATACCGCTTTTGGGGTAAGCCTGGCACTAAGGAGTCCCGTGAGCGGACAGCTGACCAGACACTGGGTACAGCATCGGCTCGCAACATCGTAAAGGACAAGGTCCTTGTGACACTGAAAGAGTACACAGGTCCTGCTGATACTCGCGATGCAACTCAGCCTTCAACATTTAAAGTCGCTCGTGAAACCCTGATCACAGCTCAGCGTCTGCTGCTGGATACAGGCAACCTGAACGTCTTTCACCAGTCCATCGGTTCACTGACACTGCTGGATGACTACCGCCGCTGGCGTGACCGTGTCTTTGCTAATGAACTGCTGAAAGCAGAAGCAAAAGGTCAAGCCACAGATGAATCAGGTGGTTACTACCTGCCAGGTGCTAAAGCCAAAGGTGGCGACCCTGGTAAAGGTACAGACGGTGTTGAATATGATGCTGGCGAATCCGCTAAGTTTGACGTAACAACTGACCTGCTGGAAGTTGTAAAAGATATGCGTAAGCGCAACGTGCCTACGTTTGCTGACGGCTACTACCGCTGCATTGTTGACCCCACTGCATTGATGCACTTGCGTCAGAACTCTGACTTCAGAGAAATTGCACGTTATCCGGGTCAAGGCATGATTAACCCCATGCAGCCCAACATGGCTCCTAACGCAAGTTTCTACCAAGGTATGGGACCTGCTTATGGTCAAGCTGGTTTCGTTGCAGGTCAACCCGTGATGCCTACTGGCTTCCTGTTTGAAGGTGTCCGTTGGTTTGAATCAACAAACCTGCCCGAGACAAAGTACAACATTGTGATTAACGATTCTGACAGCACTTCAAGCGCTGCTGATTTTGGTGCATCACAGCTGATCTTCTTTGGTCCTCAGGCTATCGGTGTTGGCATTGGCGGTAATAACGCTCAAATCTTGCTGAACAATAACGATGACTTCAGTCGTTTCATCATCATGATCTGGTCGTTGTTTGCTGGTTTTGAAGTTCTCAACCAAGACTTCATCACCGTCGGTTACTCTTTCGTATATTGATAGGAGGTAACTAACAATGTCTAATTCCTATTTCAACAACAACGTTATCTTCCCCGGTAACCAAGTTACACATCTGAATGCATATCGTAACCAAGGCGTTCAAGCTATTCCTGGCGTGAACTTCTTCCGTATGGTCGGTGCAATTTGTGTTGATAGTATCCTGACTTCAGGTACTCATGGCGCTAAAATCTTGTCTCCTGACCAGCGTCAAGATGACAAGCCTCGTTTAGATCGTGCAATGACTGTCCCTGCAGGTGCAACCATCTATCGCACTGCAATTAGCTGCGAAAACCTCAGCACAGCTGCTGCTGGTACTGTTGCATTTCCTGCAGCTGTGGCTACAGGCGTAACACTTACAGCTGGTGCTGACGGTAAATTCTCCGAATACGGTACAGCCTTTGCTTACGACCCTTCTACAGCTCGCTCACCTGAAGGTAGCGACCGTAGCATTGAAGTGGAACTGAGCAATGACTTAACTGTCGTTGACAGCAACTCACAAGCTGCTGTGCTCGTTGAAGTGTGCTTCTATATGGACGCGCATGCTCCTTGCACAGAAGATGTTCATCTTCCTTATAAGACAGAAGCAGGTCAAGGTTATTGATCTTTGCTCTATAACACTAAAGCGTCCTTATTGGGCGCTTTTTTTTGTGTCTATAATGAAGTGAAGGTAGTATATAAGTTATGTCAAATCTATTTCAAGACACAAAAACAGGTGCGTTAGTCGAATTTATTACTAAGCATGATAATGAATTTGCAATGGTTCGCCAGGCAAATGGCGGTATCACGTACGTAACGTTAGATCAGTTAGTTCCTTATGATACTAAGAAAGGTCGTCTTGCAAAAATAGAAGCACCGCAGATTGCGGTAACAAAAGAGGAGAATTTGCCTGACCGTGTAGTACCTCTTGAAGACACACGTTTAAATCTGAATGCAGCTGAGGCTGAGCAAATTGCAAAGCGTTTGCCTGGTGTTGGCTATACAACTGCCAAGCGCATTGTTGAGCTGCGTATGTCACTGTCAGGTGAAAGATTTACTAACCTTAAGCAGCTTGAAAATATCCCTAGAGTGAATTGGGAGCAGTTAATTGAAGAAGACCTTATCTTTATCAGTTAAACTGTTAATAGCGAAGCATAGATTACTATGACAATTGAAGAACAAATAATGCTTGCGCAGGCCCAGAAAGAGGGCCAAGTGTTGTCAGAAGCACCTGTAGCTGGCGTCGCTGCTGGTGCATTATTAGGTGGTATCAACACATTGCCTGTCAAAGGAAAAATGATGCCAGGACGTATGGCAAGTAATGCACTATTTGGGTCAGTCATGGGAGGACTACTAGGTGAAGGTGTGAGAAAGGCGTGGGTCCAAAAATCACCAACATCACCCATGATTGCAAAAGTTGCAGCAACTCCAGGTGGAGTAGAAGGTTTAAGCGATTATGACCGAATGATATATGAAAAAGTTTTAGCTGAAAGTATTCGTAATTCAGGGATGGACTAATGGAGTTAAACGACCATCTCAAATCAAAAGTTAGATTCCACTTAGGATTTAATGCAGGTGCTCAAATTCCTGCTGGTGATAGAGGACGTCTTGAAGAAGCAATGGCTTTAATACCAGATGAATACTGGTATACACAGGTTGTCAATCACATTACACGCTGTGATAGAGCATGGGAAAACAGTGAGTATTTTCCAGTTGACAGCGATGGTTCTCCCAACTTCAGCCGTTTAGAGCAAATTGCTGGTGATGTGCAGCGTACAATTGCAACATCAGATCCTTTAAAAGGAGACGAGTATTTTAGAGAAATCTATCTGCGGGAAGGTGATCGACTAGCTGAAACATTGTACGTACCAAACTACAGAAGACCAGAGACTAGACGTTATGCGTTTGAACGAGCTGGATCAGAATTTATCATGGCAATACCTGGACCAGCAGATACTGCAGTAGGAACTCGGATTTACTTATCACAAGTTTGGAGATAATAGTAGAATAAGTTTAGGTAGAGGTATTATTATGACCCAAAAAATTACATTTGGACGTAAGTTTGACTACGACCCTGAAGAATATGCGAATGCAATTGCTCAGGCAAAAGCTCAAGGTGATAATAAATTCAACAGTGCTCCTGTTCAATACGGTCAGCAAACTGCGTATTTAGAATCTGGAGAGTCACAAACACTTGAACCTCATGCAGGTGCTAGTGAATTGGGAATGAACGCACTTCTTAAAGGGCGTAAGAATTTGAATGATCCTCATACGCTCTACAACATTGGATAATCATGGCAATGACAGCAGGCCCTAACGATCGGCGTTATTTAAACTCACAAGCAATGGGTGATGATCGTTCTAAAATTGAAGTGACAGCTAGGCCTTTGCCGGGCTCTCCTCAGACATCAAATAATATGGATGGGAATCCTAATAATGCATTAATCACCCCATCAAGTAATGGTATGCAAAACCTTTACTATGACGGCGGTGTACCTCAAAGCCACCCAGGTGTTGGTGTTGTAGGCGTGTCGATGCCGTCTGGTGCACCCCAAAACATGCTTGTAAGACCTGCAGGCATGCTCAACCGTATACCCATTGGACATCCTGGCGCAGGAGCTCCTGATGGCATGCCAGCTGAGCAGATGATTGCTATGGCAGCAGCTAATTCTGCAGCTCAGAGAAACATGACGCAGTCGGCTGCTATTGGCCCAATGGGAATCATGGGTAGTCAAACACCAATGCCAGGCAATGTTCCAGGACAAATGCCACAACAAACGGCAAGAACAATTCCCTTTCAACGTGGGATGAACACTGGAAACGGTGGCCGTAATCAGCAACCTAATCAGTAAGGAACGATATCGTGGCTTCAACGTCTACAAATAAACAACCGTTGCTCGTCGATCGTGTATTTCACGAAGTATATGAGATGGCAACACCAACAATTCTGACTGAAAAAGTTACAGGTACTAACTTTGCTCAGATGATTTTAAATTGCACAACAAATGATGGTGCAGTGATTGAAGACATCTATATTATCTCCCAAGGACAAGGAACCAGAACTGACAGTAACGGTAACCCAGAAACCTATGATTATCCTATTAATTTATATTTAAGTTCTGATTTTGACTTTTTAAGAGAAGGTGCAATTTTTGTCGGCCAACACATTGCAAGTTCTACAAAGAATGAATGGATGCATGCAACAGATTTGCCAAAGATTCTTGCACCGTTGCCTAATGTAGGAGCTGAAGGTCAATTGCGAGCATTCTATGTGCCTAAAGGTAAAGCTCTGTGGGCTGCAAGACAAACAGATAATTTATCAGACAACATTAACAACGCACCAATTTTAGGAGTGTCTGGCGGCTTCTTCTAATGCCAAAGAAAAGAAGTCGTCAAAAGAACGACTTTCAAGTTAAGGGATTTAGTGCAAAGGTAAGTAAATCAAAGTCATTTAGCGCTGCTGGTAATTATCCGGGCAATCGTCGGTTTGGCACATCAGTTCATCGATCTGTTATCGAAAAGTATGACATCGACAGTGATTGGACGCGATGGAGAAAGGGCATCGAGTATTTCTATCAAGGTGCTTACTTAGACCAAGAAGATATTGAATCTGCTCTATACGCTGGAACTAGTGATGAATCAAAAGTCTTTTTTGATAGCAAACAGTTCTCTACAACCAATGCAGATAGTAGAAGTCACTATACAGCTAAACGCACTGTATTAAACGGCAAGTCATATGGGAAAATAAAAAAAGTTTTTACTGATAAAGAATTATATAAAGAATATATAAATCGAGAAGAAATACTTGTACAAATTGAGCGAACTTTAGCAACAACTGCAACTAGTTTTAAGAGGCTACTCGGAGAACGCATTACAGATGGAGAGACATCTGCAAATATAGTTAACGTATTAACTAGCAAGCAATTACCTGCTATATACAAAGGAAAAACTGTTGACAATAACAAAGCATCAGTTGTTGTAAAAGTGCCTTTAACTGATGTTTTGCAGACAGAGTTTATGCAAGATAACAGAGGTAATGTCAATAATTTAATTGGTAAAATTGGTTATTTCCCAAACTTTTTAAACGAAAAGAGTACGGAAAATGTTGGATCA